TGCTAAAGTTCCGTTCTTACCGGCTTTAGCTACTGCAGCTTGTATATTTGTAATTAGTACTGCTTGGTTTTCTGGGAATACTAATGGGTCTGCATCATCTGAAGTTGCAACGAAGCCTGAAATTGCAGTTGCAATGGTTCGGATTGGCCGGATCCCGTCATTGAGTTCAAAGACACGGATTCCGTGGTGGTATTGATCTATAGCCATAAAAAAGCCTGTTAATTGAGGTTTTAATTCATCAACAGGCTTGCATGACTAAATCAAAAGTGTAAGTTACTTGGTCTGTGAAAATGGTTTTTACAAGATTGTGTCCTTATCAATCAGCTTTAAAACATCAGGGTTTTCTTGCAGAAAAATGGATAACTTCTGCTCTGGAGAAATTGGCTCCGGTACTTTAGGTTTCGGAATTAAATCCCAACTTTTACCATTGAATCGTGGCCACTTATCATCTGGCCACTCATCAGGTGGGGCAGTTTCCGTACTGTTCCCCGGCATTAAAAAAACACCAGGCTCTCGTGGAGATTCATCCGCTGTCGTTTCACAAACGAATAATCCAGCTTGATTATATTGATAAACAATTTTCTCGTTCATAAAGTCCTCAGTACTTAATACAGCAGAGCCAAGCAACGTTACGTGGACGTGTTTCAGTTCCACCAATGCTTTCAGTTAAAGATGAACTCGTTGATGTATAACCTAGAGCATCCAGTACTTCTGTACGTTTATTGCCTGACATTTCCTTTTTGCCAAATGGTGCACCGGCACCGCCTTCACTTTCATGATCTAAACCAGTCATGTGTTGATGGGCTTTCATAGAATCGGCTTGCCAGCTTCCAATTATGCGACCAGGATCTATTCCACGACCATCATCTAAACCGCGTGGAAACTCGGCTCTACCTTCAGGAACATTAAATGTATTAACTCCATCTCCAGCGCCATAAGTTGTACCAATTGCAGCAAATAACTCTGGATATGCAGTTCTAGATACAGCAGCAAAATTTGCTTTTAAAAATCCTGTAGGTGCTTTATTCATTGCAAAGTAAACAATTGCTCCAGCTGGCAAACCATTGGCTTTGGACTCTTCTTTACTGAAAACATTCAGATTTTGTCGGGCTAAAGGTTTATTCGGTACGTCAGCTAGATTTTGATCTTTGGCCAGTGGATAAGGTGCAGATCCAAGTGGATCGTTTTGAACACCGAGAATTTTGGTACCAGCAGCATAAGACTTTCCTAAAACTGTTTCAGTCGCACCATTTGCCGTCCACCCATCTGCACCTAAAGCTTGATGTAAACGTATACCGTTAATGTAGACAGCTAAACCATTTGTGTTCACGGTTGACCATGTCACATGGGTTTGATCCGTTGCAAGTACTTGTTCTTCTTCAATTGAATCAACAAAAATATTTACTTCAGATGCATTTCCCCATTCAACATCACCATCATTATTTGATTTCTTTTTTAAAACTTGGCCAGTGGTACCACCAGGTAAAAGCTTAGCCGTATTGATGGTATTGATGATCCAGCTATGAGTCGCAATAACAACATTTGGATCAATTTTTAATTCAACACTTTCCGCATTTTTTACAAAAAATGGAATGCGAAAAACCGTATCGTTTGTAATACCATCCTGTGCAACTGGTTTTGTGATATCAGGCAGATTACCCACGGCAAATAAATTACCATTACTATCAAAAACACCAATCTCACGCATGACAAAACTACCAACACTAGCTGGAATAATCAGCTCAGCAATAAATTTCAAATCATTTTCAGGATCTTGATAAACACGGTTTACTACAGCTCTAAATCTCTCCCGAACTAATGCTGTCATGTCAGGATCGACTTTTATGAGTTGGCCACCGCCATCACCCACAGCCATGTGGGTGAGACGAATTTGAGTACCAGTTGATTCAGCTTGGGCAAGTAGCTGTAAGCCTAATGTGGTATGAATTGATCTATAAGTCATGATTTGGCCCTTAATAATTCTGCATTACTGATAAAAGTATTTCACCCATTCTTTTGAAACCCACATTTTTAGGGTGAAGCGTATATTGAGGTACTTGGACTGGATCATCACCTAAGAAGTAATAACGATTCATATCGTTAAAACCAACCGTGTTATACCAGTCAATAACAGGCAAACTGTAGAGTGCTCCAATCTCTTTCATTACGTTGGCAAACTTTACGCTTAAAAGCGTTTGTCCTCTGAGATCTGGATTTGCAATGGCATCAGCAGTTTCTTGGGAATACCAGCCTTTGATTGGTGTTATTAAAAATATTTTTGTATTGGGATTTGATGAAATAATATGTTCAATAGAAGCTTGTAATGCACCAGCATAAGTTGCTGTGTTAAAAGGAAAATTAATTGGCTGCACTGTTCCAACTAATACTCCATTTTTATGATCGTTTGCACCAGAAGTGATCGTCGTAGCATATACATCGGTGAAGTCATAAGGTTTAATGCGTTGATTATAAATACTTGGTAAAGTCCAACCAGATTCGCCCTTATTGTCTAGAGTACATCCTAGTGCCTCAACAATATAAGATTGATAACCTTTAACTAATTGTCCAGCTTCTACTTGCCCTGCTAAGAAAGTTCGTAAATTGTACCAAGTGATAGAATCACCAAATGATGTATATTTCAGACCTTCCCATTTGAGCTTTCCTGAAGTACCTACTAAACGATTCAGCTCTAAGTGAAACTTTAATTGATATTGATATGCTTGCAATGGAGCATCAGCAGAGGCGAGGCCAACATTTGGGTCTGCTGTTGGCCCACAAACCCACATACCAGGGTGACCAGTCGTATCATTAAAGTATTTAACCATTCCTATTGCTGTAGTACGTAGACCTACAAACTCATCTTTTGAAACGGCCAAACTAACATTTAAAATATTTAAACCAGCTGCAAGTACAACATCTAAGTAACGTTTACGAGTAAAGGTACGTCCATTGCGCGAATATATGCCTACCTGAGCAGAACCAGCTACATGAGAATAGACAGATAATTGGGTTACTTTACCAAAGCCAGTACTTGCTGGACCAATAATGTAGTGGCCTATACCAGCATTAGCATTTGGAGTATCCACTGGTGCTGCAGGTAGACCTAAGTCACTACCATAATGATCAAGCACATTACTCCAGTAAACATTAGATGTATCTGTTGATTCCTTTAGACTATCTAGAAAATTGAAAGCTCGTTCAGAACCATTACTAGTATAAAAAGCTGCATGTAATCGAAATTTACCTGCCGTACCTGTAAAATCATTATTTCCCTGAGCATTACTAGACCAATAAAGATCTTCTGTTCCTGCTGGACTATACGCAATCGATCCATTAACTAACTGAACCTCAAACCCTACGTACTGATTTGGAAGTAAAGTAAATGGTAAAAAGTCATCGACGCCGAAAGTATTTAGACCAATATTTTTAGTTTTTAGGATAGCAACTGATGCTTCTTGGTGGAAAACTCCTTCCGAATTTCGGGAGTACACACGAACTTCAAATTGAGCATCAGCTTTACTCGCATAGACTGAAATACGGTTGATTTGGGTAATGACTGAGGCTGCTGGTAAAAGCACATAACGACCTAATGAGGCAGGTGCTAATGACACTAAATCATAAATCTTTCCAAAATTTGGTTGACTTGTATCTACTCCACCAAGCGCCACCATTCGATTAGCAATTTGTTTTGGTAAAGCCACATGTGCATTTGTATATGTATATGACTTTTGCAATGCTGTGTTTGCTTTTAAAGTGGCATCATCAGCAGCTTGTTTTATAGGATCATAAGCATTTTTTATTAAGATAGTTCCATTCCACGTATTGTTACCCTGATGAGCACCTTGCTCGTCAATGATTACATTACTATTGATTGGAATAGTTGCTTTCTTTGCTTCAAATTCAGCTAAAGTCAAAAAACTAAATTGACCTTGAACAATATCAGCTTTGCTTGCTTTTTCTTGATTTAAAAAAGCAATTCGATTTGCAAGAGCTATAGCTTGTTCATTCATATTGCCAGTTAAGCCACCCATAGCCAGTTCATGTGGTTCTAATATCCGAACAGGTGACCATAAGGGTTGGCTAATAATTTCAGTCATGCTAATTCGCCTCTGATTCCATTTAATTGTTGTGTGCCATCAAGTCTCCAAGACCCATCAAGAGTTAATGCACCTGGATAAATTGAATATTCATATTCATTGCCAACGAGAGTGAATAAAGCGATTTCAGCTTGAAGTTCACTTGTAACGATGAGCGTTGAGTCAATAAGATGTGAACGTAAGTTCTTGTTGTTACGAATGATTGTAAATAGCTTCTTGTAGTGCTCAGGGGAAACTTCTGCGCTACTTGTTTCAATAAATATTTTGAATGTGTAGGGTTCACCAGGCGGCTGCATGTTGAACCATTCCTGAATACGTACTTTAAAACCCAAAGCACCTAACGCTGTTTCAAGTCCACCTAAAGTCCCTTTATGACAATGCACGTTATATGAAGCATTAATGACAGCTCTTTTTTGTTCGTCTGACCAAGATATATCCCAATCATCAACTGATTTTTCCCAAGCAAGCCACGGAAGAACTACGGCAGGTGCTTCAAATGGATCATTAAAAGTACGTGCAGGTGTAGGGACATCAGATATACGTGAAAATGCATCTTCAAATGCATGCTCAAATATTGTTGAGTTTGGAGGTAATAATTTAGACATTACTCCTCCTTAATAGTGACGAGAATGTCAGAGCAGTAAGCAGCTTGACCAGATACGGGTTCAATTTTTGAAAGGGGTGCAATCAAGTCGATATCAATGACACCCTTGCGTTGTAAGGCACTTGTAATACCAGTCATTGAAACTTTGGTATTAAGCTTATGAACTGAATCGACATATTTTTTTACTTCAGTAATTGCATCCTGAAGAACAATATTTTTATCTGGCCCGTTTTCTATTTCTAAAACAGCTTCAACGCGATACTGAATAATGCTTGCAGAATAGACCTGAACATAATCGGTAAGGGGTCTAATAATTTTTTTATTTAAAGCCTGATCAACAATATTAATGAGTTCTTCAGAAGCCATACCATCGCCTTCAGTTGAAAGGACGTATATTGCTGCAATTCCTTTGTCTGGAGAAACTGGCTCAACATCTTTAACCCGGACATCAGCGTTCTTAGTATGAAAAATATATGAGCCTTCACTACCAGCTGTTGTGTAACCTTCCGGAGCAAGTTGAGTACGTTCTCGCAAAGAACTATCCGGCTCCATTACAGCAGGGGTAGGTGGTATAGTTGTGTTGTCAGCTGGGGTTATTACTTTTCTATATAAATTTCTCTCAGCAGCTTTATGTTCTAGATCTCTACCTGTGGCATAAGCAAGTAGAACTGCAAGAGCTGAGTCATTGGCTCTTTTTCTTAAAATCATTTCACGAAATGCAAATACTTCAGCAAGTTTGTAGGCAGGATCTGATTCAAGTGCAATATAATCACTCCCAGACTGCCTCATTTGTTCATGAAGCTCATCTAAACCTTCTTTTAAAATGATTTCATAATCTATTTGCTCAACTACATCTGGTGGAGGTAGTTGAGATAAATCAATAGCAGTAAGAGATCCAGCCATAATCCACCTAGCTTGTTGCTGCGCCGAAAGTTAAAGGGACGCGAATAGAAGAGAGTTGATTGTTATCAACAAGTGTGAAATTAAGATCCAGAACATAAGCTCCTGGATCTGCAATGTTTAATGAGACAGAATCTAATGAAACTCTTGGTTCCCAGCGTATAATTGCAGTTGCTATTGCTGCATAAAGTTGCATTTGTAAGATGTCATCAAATGGACCATCCATTAAGTGAAAAACCAGCGATCCATATTCTCGACGCATTATTCTTGTACCAACTGGAGTAGTCACAATGTCTTGAATGGATTGGTAGATATGATCTAGATCTACAACAATATTTTTGCCCGTTGAACGTGACATCATGGGATTGGTACTCCTGATTCTCCAGATCCAGGTTGAATACCAGAAGTTTTGTGATTTTTTAGACTAATGTCTCCAGCTTTTACATCACCTTCAGTACTAAAATCGCCTATTGAATGACTGCTTCCTTGTACAAGTTGGCTACCGACGACTGTATTATTTCCTGTAGTGACAGAACTTCCATTTATTAATAGGTTTCCATTGTGTGTTGTTCCACCTGATACAGCATTTATTGTTAGGCCATCATTGGCGTTTACAGTGACACCGCCATTTGCATTTACAGTGACGCCACCATTTGCAGTTACTTCAATTGTTCCCGTAGGTGGAAGGATTGCTGACAAATGATGGGTAGCAATGTCATAAGAAATAATGCAGCCATCAGAAAAAACACGAATTTTTTTACTTAATTCATCAGAAGGAGATGGGTGTTCATTGTTGTAAAGCCCATAGAAAACCACGCTTGTAGGGCCAATTTCGCCACAAGGTGAAATCACCATGACTTCCTCATCTAAAGAGGGTGGATCCCAAGTTGAGTCATCTCCTGAACGTGCATTAAAAAAGCGAATTTCAGGCGTAACGATATCGTCAAGATTTACAGTGACAAGGGGGATTGGTTTAGACGGATTTACAGTCTTGATTGTTCCGAACCGAATCAGATTCTCAAGACGACGATTAATGTCAGCATTCATGCCAACACTTTGCGTTAGAGTTTTTTTGTTTTCAGCAATGGGAACTTGTGAAAATGGTTTTCACAAGTTGAACTATTTAATATTGATGTGCTTAATGAATGATGACTCAACCAGATTAATCTCTTTATCTGTAAATCCTAGTAATTCACGTTTAGGGTAAACTGTATCCGGAGCAGATCTAGTAGCTCTATCTCTTAAACCGTACTGGTGTACTTTAGCAATTCGACTAACGCGACCAATAAAACCAACTGCAATTGATTCACTATTACTTAGTACTTTTAGATGGGTATTAGATTTAATCCGGGAAAACATTTTTCTTTTTATTTTACCTTTCTGGTCACGTAAGCGTGTACGTCTAGCTGTATATGCTGAACCATCAGGGTTTTGCTGTGCTGTAATATGCTGGCGTTGGCTAGTTCGTAGATCTCGTCCGATATTCTTAGCCAGTTTTGCCCTTTCACCTGGAGACAAACGGTCTAACAAGGGTTGAAGATATAGGGCAAGATCCTGAATATTATTCATGGGTTTTTACCCGGAAAGGGCATATCTAATGAACGTCCTTGAATATCGGCAGTTCTCCATGTTGCAAGTGTAGATCCATCTTTATCTATTAATTCAAAATCTGTAGGTGGTGCAAACTCAGTATATTGTGGTTCAGTCGGGTAAGAGATCTCGAATTTCCCTTCAGCATTCTTTTTCACAATGACACGTTCAGTTAAAGGAATTTTAAAATGCAGATCATATTTGCTGTTATCAATGAGTTCAGCTTCAAAAGTAATGGCTTCTTGTACTTTATTTAAATTAGCCATGAGTTCGGATTGGTTGTCCATAATCCAGGTGAAAAGGACAACGCCAAACACATCAACATCACCAGCATAATCAGTAATGATCATATCTAGTGTATAGGCCATTTCAAAGCTATATCCATTTGCTGCAGTACTCATTAATTTACCGTCATTAGCAAAGATGAGTAAGCGATCCGGATCCTGTGGTAGATCCGGAATCGCATTTAGCAAATATTCACGTAAAGCATGGGGCTTTTTCATGCTGCAGTTTTCTCATGATAAATTGGTTCAAGGTGGTCCCATTCTTTTTGGAATTTTGCTTGATAGCCAAGTTTTTTATAGTTTTTGCCGTTATAGAGTGTAAAGACTGTATGCCAATCTTGTTTTTGTAATGCTTCTAATAAGCCAGGCTTCCACTCTATAAACCGAATAAATGATTCCAGCTGGTTACATTCACTAAGTTGCTGCTGATTAACAAATTCTTGAATTGATGAATAACCGAGATCTTTCCAGTTTTCGCCCATAATTTGAAATTGTCCCCAACTCGTGGACATCAGGGCAGATTCTTCATGAATATTTATGGCCAAACTTAACCGAGTATATTCAGCTGTATCACCCTTGTAACCACCAGTTAAAGTATTGACTAAATTGGGTGTTACTTTTGCCTGATTATTAGCAAATGTTTTACCTAATGCTTGGCTTAAATAAAAATACATTCGATGACGTTCAAATAAAATTTTAGCCTTTCCGTTTTCAAGAAAGCCTACACCTCGGCCTTCAACAGCTCCAAAAACTCGAATAACTAATTCAGGAACTTTTAAACGTATTGCAGCTTTTTTATAGTCTTCATCTTTTAAAAGTTTACTTACTGAATCACCAGTTAAAGCTTGGCGAGTTTTATCACCGACTTTACCGTCAACTACTAAGCCAAATTTACGCTGGAGTTGAATCACTGCAAATTCAGTACTCTCTCCAAAATGACCATCAATAGAAAGTGGCTTACCTTTAATGCCCTTATAACCCATTTTAGCTAATTGCTTTTGAAGAGTTGCAACGGCATCACCTTTTGAACCAAATTTTAAAATCATGTCGTACTCCAAATGAGTTTGGCCACATTACCTTTTGTTCGCCAGATGAGCACTGCAAGAAGGATTGCAAAAATGGCATCCCAAAGCGTAACTGGATCCTTAAAAAATAAGATATGCACTGATTGGCCTAAAAAAGCTGCAATCAAAGTTGCTGCAAAGAATGAATAGCCACGGTGGAAATTTCCACCATGACTAAAGGTTGCAATACGAAAACCGCAAATGAGATAAGCTAAAACGGCAACAGCTTGAAATAACAATTCGATCATGACTTGCCACCTCGAAAGATATTAAGAATGTCGGAAAGCTTCGCAGTTTTAACCCAATCAACAACCTTGATTAATATGAATAAACAAAGTGTTGAAGTGATAAGGGCCGCCACTGCATCAGCTTTTAATAATGTATGTTCTGTAATTAGTGGTGCACTGATATAACCAATACCAGTGGCCAATAACATATTGCGAATACGTTGGTAAGCATTTAAATCTTTTTCAAAAGTTGCAATAAATGCTGCCCCAAGTACTGCACCTAGCAACGCATTACCATTAATAAATGGAAGCAATGACACTGCACTTAAAGTGGCAATGGTTGCTGTAGAAGTTGTTGGTTCTGGCATAAATTCTCTCAATCCCAAAGCTGAATGCTTTGAACTTTATTTTGTGGAGTTGGGATGTCTGGTAATTGAACTTTTGTACCCATTGGAATGAATGGACCAAATTCAGAAAGATGCGGATTGGCTTCTAATACTCGTTCAACTACACCAGTGCTACGGCCGTATTCACGCCAGCAAATAGCGTCAACTGTGTCGTGTTGGATTGCATAGACTTCTTTCATCTAAACTAACTCCACATTGAGGCGACGGACTTTTTTTAAATCACGGATGGCAAAACGCAAATCACGTTTATAGTCGTCAATTGTCGGTGTCAGTTCTTCAGCTTTTTGGCTACCGTTGTTTGTAGTGTCATAAGATCGATAACGTTCACAAAGTTCTGCACCAGCTGCAGCAGCAACCGCACGGAAATACAAAACAGCGGCAATAGGCTTTCCATTGACCTGTTTAGTTGTAATTTCTACTAAAGTTGGGGCTTTACTGAGTAAACTTTCTAGTTGTTCATTGACATGAATTACAGCAGCTTCTATAGCTGAAATAAGACGTTGATTTGTGACACTTGAATCTAAACGTAAAACTTCACGGATATGGTTGCTTGATACCGATGGAAAGAACGGATCACTATCGATTACAACGTCCTGATTTGAAAAAGTACCGTTTGCAATTAATCCAGACATTTTTATTCTCGGTTAAAAGTGAGGGGTGGAGATCTAAACCAAGAACACAACAAAAGAATGTTTGTTATTGTCAGATCTGCCCCTCGGTGGGTGCTTGGCACTCATTAAGAAGAAATATCCTCAAATACCTGACTGCCAAAATCATCGACAACAGGTGAACCATCAGCATTAAGTAATGGCTGAGGTGGGTTTTCTTCTAATTGTTTTTTCAGTAAGCGCTCTGCTTTCTGAAGTTCTTGTTTTCCGCCACAATTTTCATTGTGTTTAATGGCACGTTTTAAAAACGTTACAGCTAAGGCATAAAGCTCTTTTTGCAAATAAGTTCGACCCATAGCGACATAGAGTTTTGCCCGGATCTGGTCATGCATACTGAATGTTGAGGTAAGAAAGTTTGCTTTTTCTAAAATAGTTATGTCAAAAACTTCACCTTCAGTATGGGCAGCTTTGGCTGCATTTCCGATTTCTTCAGCAACAATGGAAGCTGTATCTCGGTTGAAGGTATCTGGCATATCAAGGCCATACTTCAGCGCAAATTCTGCAATGCGGAGACCATCTTCAAACATGCCAGCATCAAAACACCAAAGCATAATCGTCGTGACAATATCATCCCGCATGTGTGGAGTACGCTCTTCAACAGAAAGAATACCTTCCACATAGGGCATATATTTAGGGATTAATTTGGCTTTGTGTTCTGCACGTTCAATTTCAGATTTAATGCCACGTAGCAAATTTTGGTCGTTTTTTAGTTCGGCCAGTTGTAATAAATACACGCTGGCATCTTCACGAACATCACCAAAAGCATTTTCAGCCATAGCAGCTGCTTTAGCTGCCAAGGCCTGCAGGCGATGTCGTCGAGCTGGACTCAACATAAATCACCTCTTATTGAATTGCGATGCCTTCAACCAATGCAACTTTTTCAAAAGCTTCAATAACATAAGCTTCATTTGAAGATTGGTAATCTGCAACACGACTTTTATTAGGTTCTTCAACAATGTAACGACGCTTAGAATCTTTCTGATAGTAAATAGAAAGATTATCTAAAGACGTAATTAAAATTGTGTTATCTGGAAAAGATGGAACACGTACAGCTGGTAAACCACCAATTTGTTTTTGACCAACTAAAATCTGACCAGCCAAAGTATTTTGATTGTCTTCAGCATTATTTACGATAGGAAAATTCTTATCGTTTAAAAGTGAACGACCACAAATTACAACTAGATCTGTTGCATCCTGGTGGACATCATCAATTAACTCAGCGACAGCATCAATTACTAATGAATCAAGATTTTTATAAGTACCAGTAGCTCCAATAGTTACGTTATTCATTCGACGATCTGGAGCTTTTGTACGGATTTTTTCTAACCAGCCAATATTTACATCTTGTAGTTTAGGGTTCGCTACACGATCTGTAGTAGCAGCAGCTGAAGTACCATTGAAACCGATCATGATTCGATCCAATGCAATAGCTTGAGCAACAGCACTATTCCAACGAGCATGGAAATCAGGGAAGCCAGCCCATGCATCCAATTTTTCATATGGCAAAGCAACATCAAAATCGGTTTGCTTACAAGTATAGTCATCAGCACCTAATCCAGTTGGATCAGAAGGCTTACGTTCTCCATTACCAGATGTGTCTGTACGGCCTGCGATTGTGTTATTAACAGAAAGACCAATTGCTTGACCTGATTGTTTAGTCACAGGAGTAATATTAATTTTTTGCAAAAATGCACTAGAAGCTTGGATTTTTTCTTCTAGTTTCTGTTCGGGTGCTGGAGCTACAGTAAATTGTTTTTCTACTGTCTCAACACCATTAATTTCAGCCAATTTTTTTAGGCTGTGATTAAATTTAATACGTGTATCGTTACGCATTTTTCACTCACTTTTTAAAATTCAATTTTTTCTGAATAGCTACCATTGCTTTCTGGAGCTGGCGGTGTTTGTGGATGTGGCTCGTGACCTAATTTTGTTTTAAGTTCTTTGAACTCAGTTTGAAGTTTTGAATGATTCTCTTTGAGATCACTTAGCTCTTTAAGTGTATTGCCAAAGGTCTTGGCAATTTCTTCAACAGACTTCGCAATTTCATTGAACTGGCCATTATTTTTTTGGCTTTGTTCTTCTTGTTTTGGGTTAAGCCAGTCAATAACTTTAGAAAATAAATTTGAAACAGGAGATTCATCTTCAAACTCTAGAGAGACTTCTTCAGCTGCAGTGAAAAGATTATCTTTATGCTGCTTTTTAGAAGTAAATGGATTTACATCTGGATTTTTAGATGCAAACTCCATAATTTGGGTTCCCAATGATGCTGGGGTATCGGTAAATGCAAGACCAACTAAATACGCTTCGTTGGTATCAGCAAAATTTGGATTGACTTCAATTGAGTTGAACAGTTTCTGCTTTTTATTATGCAGTTCAATCAGGTTGTCAAAAGCTTCCAATTGAACATATAAAGCCCATTTCTTTTGACCATTAACAACATCTTCCTGGGCTTTTACACCAATAACTTTTGCATAATTACCGAAGGGAGTGTCAGGGAGAAGACCCCGTAAATGCTCAATATTAGCTAGTGCTGTATAAGTATCCTGGCTATAGTTTTTCGCCATTTGTTGAATCCATTCAGGTTCAATAACGCGACCATCAGTAGTTGCTCCAGCCACTGCAACTCGATAAAACTTGGAATTCTTACTCATGAGTGGTGAATCCTGCTTATATTTAAAAAAATCATAATTTACGTAGTAAGCAGAATCGGAATTACACGAAAAAGAATCAATAAAACCCACTTGTGAAAACAGTTTTCACAATGCCACGTAAATGAATCAATAGTTTGAAATTGGCTTAATGAGCCAATGAATACGAAAACTGAAAATCCGCCTCTGACTTTTGATAACCGCCTCTTAGCAAAGTTCTTATACTGGATGGGGTGGCGAATCAGCTCGATTGCAGAATACTTAAATGAAAATGATAAAAATGTTCATGCTTGGAAGGCCAGAGATGAATGGGAAAAACAAGCTCCGGAAGGTCGTGTTGCCCAGGCATTAGAAGCACAATTAGTTAAGCTAATTATTCTTGAAAAGAAAACTCCAAATGATTTTAAAGAGATAGATTTGCTTATGCGCCAACTGGAGCGCATGGCCAAAATTAATAAATATAACAATGGTGGAAATGAAGCAGATTTAAATCCAAATTTAAAAAATAGAACAGCTGGACCACGTAAACCGACTTCTAAAAATGTCCTTACGGAAGAACAAATTGAAAAGTTACTTGAAGACTTTGACGATGGCTTGTTTGAGTATCAAAAGGTTTGGTACCGCGCTCGTGAACAACGAAATAGAGCGTTATTAAAATCCCGTCAGATTGGTGCGACATTTTATTTTGCGCGTGAAGCATTAATCAAAGCAGTAACTACTGGTCGAAATCAGATTTTCCTTTCGGCATCGAAAGCCCAGGCACACGGCTTTAAAACCTATATTAAAGACTTTGTTCTTCAATCAATCGGTGTGGATCTACAAGGGGATCCAATCACCATCACTTTGCCTACAAATGAAACAGTTCAACTCATTTTCCTTAGTACAAACGCTAAGACAGCTCAAAGCTATCATGGTGATTTGTATTTTGATGAGTTCTTCTGGGTACATGGCTTTGCCACACTTAAAAAAGTGGCATCGGCAATGGCTGCTCAGAAACAGTATAAAAAGACTTATTTTTCTACACCATCCAGTAAATCACATGAAGCTTATAAATTCTGGACTGGTGAAGCATTTAACAAAGGTCGTTCAAAAGATAAACAAGTTGAGATTGATACCAGCCATGATGCTTTAAGAAATGGTGCTCTCTGCAATGACCAAATGTGGCGTCATATCGTAAATATTTATGATGCAGAAAGACAAGGCTGTAACCTTTTTGATATTGAAGAACTGATTGCAGAAAACAGTGCAGATGAGTTCGCTAATCTATACATGTGTGAGTTTGTGGATGATGGCCAGAGCGTATTTCCACTTAGCATCATCCAACCATGTATGGTGGATTCATGGGAGTTGTGGACGAAGGATTTTAAGCCATTAGCTATAAGACCTTTTGGAAATAAGCCTGTTTGGGTTGGTTATGATCCAGCAGAATCTGGGGACAGTGCAGGCCTTGTTGTGGTTGCACCGCCTGAACCTGGTTATAACAAATTCCGATTACTAGAACACCATCAATTCAAAGGAATGGATTTTGCCAGCCAAGCAGCATTTATTAAAAAGATCTGCCAAAAATATCGAGTCGCTTACATTGGGATGGATAAATCTGGCATGGGGACTGGTATTGCTCAATTAGTACAAGAGTTTTTCCCAAATTTAACTACATTCACATATTCGGTTGATGTCAAAACTCAGTTAGTCATGAAGGGTATGGACGTTCTTAACAAAGGCCGATTCGAATTTGATGCTGGTGCGACAGAAGTAGCTCAATCATTGATGGCAATTAAAAAGACACTAACAGCTTCCCAGAAACAAATGACATTTGAAGCTTCACGAGCTGAAAACATTGGTCATGCGGATCTGGCTTTTGCAATTTTCCATGCATTCTTTAATGAGCCGTTGTCACTGGATAACGACGGAAGTTCTAAAAAATCCACTATGGAGATTTATTAAATGTCTGACAGTAAAGTCCAGGCTTTTACCTTTGGAGATCCTGAGCCGGTTCTCAATAAACATGATATATCTCAATATTATGAGACCTGGCTAAATGGCAGCTACTATGAACCACCTGTTAGTTTAAATGGGTTGGCCAAATCATTTGCTGCAACTCCCTATCTTTCTACTGCAATCATCTATAAAAAGAACCAATTGGTTTCAGCATTTAGATCACATCAGTTATTAAGTTCAGCTAATTTTGAACGAATGATTTTAGATAATTTGGTTTTTGGTAATGGTTATCTTCAGCGTATTGATAACAGGCTTAATGAACCTATGCAGTTTAAAGGGTTAATGGGGAAATATGTACGACGAATGAAGGAGCCAAATAAATATTTAATGTTGACTGAAGGATATCAGGAACATGAGTTTGCTCAAGGCAGTGTATGCTGTGTAAAAACAACTGATATTAATCAGGAAATATATGGTGTGCCTGAATATATGTCTGCTTTGCAATCAGCTTGGCTAAATGAATCCGCAACGCTATTCCGTCGTAAATATTATAATAATGGTTCACATGCTGGTTTCATTTTATATATGACAGATTCTCAAATTGATGATGAGGATGTGGAAGGGATTAAACAAGCTATGAAAGATTCACGTGGCCCTGGTAACTTCAGAAATTTATTCCTTCATGCTCCAGGTGGAAAAAAAGATGGATTGCAGTTAATTCCTATAAGTGAACTTGCAGCCAAGGATGAATTTACGAATATTAAATCTATAACACGTGATGACATCCTTGCATCATTTCGGACACCTCCACAGCTGCTCGGTATTATTCCCTCCAATGCTGGCGGATTTGGTTCAATTAGTGAAGCAAGAGAAGCATTTTGGTATAACGAAATTGTTCCTGAGCAAGCACGTATTGCTAATACAATCAATGAATGGGCCGGAGAAACGATTATCCGCTTCAAGACCTATGGTGAAGTAAACTACAAAGGGCAGGATGACCCAAAACCTGCCTGACCATCAAGAAAATAATAACCCTCCATCAGGAGGGTTTTTTTTGTCTAAAAATTTCTAAAAATACAGAATTGACCTAGTGGCGGGCGGTTGTCCCCCCACCACACCTGGGCAGTAAATATGTCGAATACTCTACAAAAATTCAGACTAACGGTTTCATGGTGAGAGCTATACCAAACACAGCTTATAAGGGAGTAAAAAGTAAAAAAATTCTTACTACAAATTTCTACATGCCCCTTCAGAATTCTACAGATTAAAATTTGGATATGGAAAGCTAATAAATTTAAGTGACCAAAACAAATAATTGAAATTTCCTAAAAAAGGTAAACAAGAAAAAATAAGTATAGAAATTTTTATCTAACATTATGATTTTAATCAATATTATTTGATTACCTTTATGAGGTAATATCAAGTAATCAAATTATATATTTTTTTAATAAATTGTTTTAAATCAACAATATAAAAGGTAAGTTATGATTACCTTTTTTAAGGTAATTAATTACTCTTTGATTACCACAAAATTACCTTTTATTAATTTAATATTTGTATTTAAAAAACATAAAGTTAAATAAACATTTTGTATTTAAGTTACCTTTATTACTCTTTTCCGACACTATTGAAAACTTTTTAAATTATCAATTTTCCCTCTGATTTTAATTGTAGATATATCTCGGATAAAAATCACTATAAAACGTACTTATTCCACCTTTTTTCCACCTGTTTTTATTCATTCTGTTGATTTAACAGATAACTTTGGTTCCGACCCTCGGGACCAAGATTCAGAATCTTATGATTCTACGAAAACCCCTAATCTAACGGCTTAGGGGTTTTTTGTTGGATATAAAAAAGTTCCTAGACTTTAAGAAATTATGAGCTACTTGCTTTGGTTCCGAGGGTCGGGATCAAATCGCTTATAAATTTAGAGCTATTAAAGGTTTTTTAATTTTTCAATTCAAGCAGACTTTATTTAAATATGAAATGCATTTGATAAAAGCAAAATTTGAGTCGAAGTTAAGGTTTCATATTTATAAGATGTTTTAAGCTAATTTTTATCTCTTTTCTAGCTAATTTTGACTTCCTATTTCTTATTACTTACAACTCTTTCTTCCAAAAAAATTGTTGTATTTTTCTAAAGCATACCCACTTTATGTATCTGAAAATCTTTAATTGAAACTTCACATTTCTATTTCGAAAAGAAAGTTGCTCTTTTAATGTACTGTGTTAAAGTTTGTAGTAGATCATAATGATTATAAGTACATTCTTCAAAAGAGCGGTTCCGACCAACAATGACAAAATCTGTGAGGCGGGCATGACACAGCGATTAGAACTACATCAGGTAGAGCAGTTAACAGCTTGTAAGATATCACTATTACTTGGATTAAATGCCGAGCAGAATTATATTGAGCAATTTTTCCGGTTTAGTCTTCGCCTGTTGAAGTGTCAAAAAGCTTTGCTTACTTTTAATCAGGAACCTTATTTTTGGCATCATTGCCCAGATGGCATGACTGCAATTTCCTTTAAACCTTCAAGACACCTAAAACAATGTTTTGCTAAACAACAGGTGATTCATCACAATCATCCTTCTTATCAAAATTTAATCAACTATTTAAAAGAGCTAAATATTGAATGTGGGCGTGCCTTAGCTGTCCATTTGGTGCAGCCTGACCAGACATCTATGGGATTTGCAGTTTTCTTCGATGATGATGAAACTTGTTTTGAAGATGATCAAATTCAGTTGCTTCTCGATTACTGTTCTAGCTTTATGCAACAAGTCGAGTTGAAGTTTAATTATGAAGAATTAAATGAACTCTATGAGCAGCAAGTCGCACTGAACTCGAGTAAAACAAAGTTCTTTTCTATTATTTCGCATGACTTGGAGTTATGGTCAAATCTGGTGTACGAGCATCAGGCGGTTTTCCTGTCTGACTGCTCCATTACTTGTTCGCCGTCTTGGAATTTAACGTTATTGACCACGAGGGTTAGCAGTTGA